TGCGCTTGTTGCTCCAGCTGTTGCAGCTTCAGCTAAGTGCTTACGGGTGTTTTCTAAGATAACGCCCATAGTGGTTCTACGTGAACCGTTAAGACCTTCTAGCAGGGCGTCTTTTGTTTCGCCCCAACGGCCTTCTAATAGTGCTTGTGTCATTTTTTTTCTTTCCTTATTAGGGTTTACTTAAGCCCTGCTAAACGTTTAATTTCGATCACATTATTATGATCAAATTCAACGGCGACCTTAGCAGATTTATCTCCTGTCACTTCTACTCTGGATTCAGCTAACACTTGAGCTTTTTCAGCTTTTGGTGCAACAGAATTATTTAGAACTGCGGGTAGATACTTTTCATATGCAGATTGCAATTTGTTAGTCTGCACTGTTTCAAGAAGTTGGCTCATTACAGCCTGCTTCTCTTTATTCAATGGTTTCATTAAGTCACTCATTACTTGTTGACGTTCTTGAGATTCTTTAATGATACGAATTTCACGGTCTTTTGATTCAACTAAAGCAGATTTTTCAGCAGCAGACTTTTTAGCTTCTGCAATCATTGCTTCTTTTTGTTCTAATGCTTTTGATAGTTTAGCGATTTGTTGATTCTCATTTAAATGAGTAATCGCAAATTCGCTGGCAAAAGCTTCGAATAGTCGACGACCAAAATTGTTCTCGCGAGCAGTTTGGATGTCTTCTTTTAGTTGAGTCAATTCTGACTCTAGCTTGTTAGCCACAGATTCTTTTACAAGAGCAGCAGATTTTGTAACAAAAGATTTCTGTAATTGGTCAAGCTTGGTTTTTGCTTCACGAACTAATTTAACTTTTGTTTCAACTACATCTTGTTTATCTTTAGCAAATTCTTGAATTTCTTCAGCAAGAGCACGGATAACAAATTTCTCTAGACGGCTTACGCTTTCTTTTTGAACTTTGCGATCACTACGCAATTCTTTGATTTCTTCTGCTAGTTTTCCAACTAGGAATTGATCAAATTTTCCAGCACTTTCTTGCATACGTTTGTTAAAACGTACACGATCAGCAGCTAGTTGCTCTTTCTCTTCTGCAAACTCTCGAATTTCTGACTGTAGACTTTCTGTGACCATTTTGTCTAGAGCTTCGACCATTACACCTTTGTCGTGTTCATAGCGGTTGGCAAACTCTTCACGAATTTCTGCGCGAAGTTGTTCACGTGCTTCATTTAACTTAGTTTCCCAAGCTTCGCTGATAGCTTGCTTGGTGTCTTCGTTAATGATACCACTGTCGATTAATGGCTTGATAGCATCAAACATGGATCATTTTTCCTTTTATATTTTTAAGTCTTTTATGAGGCGTTTTACTTCCTCTTGAAAATACTTCTGGACTTTTTGATTTGCACCGGCATCTTTTGCCATTTCGAGAACTTTGTGTCCATGGCGCATATTCATAAGCCCTTCGTAAACAGCTTTTGGATATGCATTAGGAGCACTAGGTTGTGCAACTATATCAACTGTGACTATTTCAAAGTCACTAACATGGCCCGAGCTTTCGTTAACGTTGCCGCTACCTCTGCTGGACACTGTTGGAAGAATCTTTAATTTACCAAAACCATTTGGACCATCCATCCACATTTCTGTGATCATATGGCACACACGGTCTAAGTTAATTTTTAAATCATCAGGATGGTCTAGTTCGCCTAAAACGCTATAACCTTCCTTAAGTTGTTTATTGACAGAATCTACTGCTTGCGATATTTCTTGTACAGGGTATACTCGTTGATTAGCGTTTTTAACACCGCCTTGAACGAATATACCTTTCATGTAGAGATTCTTACCTTGGCCATCAGCACTAGCTTCTGCTAGAACTTCCATTCTAGCATTGTCAAACGATAAGTGTTCTCTTATTAATCCGCGCACAATATTTGCCTTACTTAGCTAACGGACTTTTGTCGTTAGTTCCACCTGCTTCTGCCTTAGATGCAGCAGGAGCTTTACTCTTATAAGCTGTTTTACCAGCATTAGCACCTGGACTGTTTTGTACTTTACCAATTAAGTCAGAACCGCCTTTTAAAAGACCGCTGGGCTTTTTATTTGGTGTTCCACTTGGATCAGACTCTGCGCCACCTTTAGCGATATTGGAAGCAGTGCCGCCCATATCGTTTTTACCAGCAACAATAGATTTAGTGTTCAAACTGGCTGTGCCACCTGCACCAACTTCACCTGTTTCTGTATTTTTTCCTGGGAATGGCTCACCGATTTTTTCCACGTATTCGCGGATCCATTCAGCTTCAGTCATCTTTTTGGCTTTTTTATCTTTGTCTTTAAGCATTTCTTCTTTTTTATCTTTTTTAGCTTCATAGACTGATTCTTCATATTCTCCCATGCCTTCAGGAGTTGGTTTACCTGTAGGGACTACAATAAGATTTTCACCCATATCTTCGTCGCCTTCATCGTCACCCATGCCCATACCGTCGTCCATGCCCATGTCGTCACCGCCACCCATTAAAGCATCAAATTCTGCTTTAAGTTCATCTAACGCATCTTCAAGGTCCATGACACGATTTTCCATGTCGTCACCGCCGTCCATACCCATGTCATCGCCAGCGTCCATGTCATCGCCAGCGTCCATGTCCATGTCCATGTCTTCTTCGTCATCTCCCATGTCATCGTCACCGCCCATGTCTTCTTCGTCATCGCCCATGTCGTCTTCGGCTTCTTGCATTCCTTCTTCGTCACCAGTGATTTCGTCTACCATAGATTCGACTTCATTTCCACCGACTTCTTCAAGATCCTGCTCGTCGATTAACGACTCGTAGATATCACGCGATTTTTCAACCACAATTTGGTGGAAAAGTTCGCGAGCTTTATCTTCTTGCTCGTTAATAATGTATTCAATTAGTTGCTCATATTTTGACATATTTGTGTTCCTTTTAAAAATATGTTTGTGAATTCTGTATAGTTATTTACAGAATATGAGCATTTAATGGGTTAAATGGGCGTTTTTTGAATGTTTTTAAAAAATAATTAAAGCCCAGCACTGGCTTCAACTGCTGATTTATACTGAGTGGAAACTTTTTCCAGTTTCTTTTCATGCTCTAATTTTCTAGTGTCGTTCATAATGCGAAGTTTATTCAATCGGTCCAAAGTTAATCGTGTTTTTCTAGTGTCATCAATTTTAATGACACTATTATCGTCTTTTTCACTACGATAACCGTCCGGAATCTCATTATAAAGTTCTAAGAGCTGCATCAGGTATTTACCAATTTATTAAAATCATAGGGTTCCAGTGGGAGCTGGCGCTGCCGCTGCTGCTGCTCCAGGCGATGGAGCTCCCACTTCTGCTGGTGGTGCAGCACCTGCTTCGCCTTCTGCTGGTGGAGCTGCTGCTTCTAAATCAGCATCTAATACGCCTGGACTAATGCCAATACTACGTAGTCCTGCTTCGCCTGGCGGTGCTTTGTCTACGTCCCCTTGCTCTTCGGCCCACATACGTTCGTTGTCGGCTATTTCTTCTTCTGTTAATCCAAGATATCGTGTTAATAAGAAGCGTTTGCTCAAATATGGAAAAGCTTCTAATTGAGTAAACGATCCGATTCTAGCCTGATCTACTTCAGCTTGACGATAGCTGGCAAAGTTTTGCGGTTCATTGAACTGTAATTCAAACAAATTACTGTCAATATTAATGCCCCTCCAACGAAGAAATAATTTGAACTCTTGATCTAATTTTTCACAGATCATACGCTGTAAACGCATACAATATTGATTAAATCGCCATTCTTGAATTAGTGCAGTTCCTACTCTACCGTCACTAAAAGAGTTTGGATTACTGGTTCCGTCATCTAGCCCCGTTGGCAAATAGCTGCTGGGGATTCTTAGTCCGCGGAATAGTTTATTGGTAAAGAAATGCAGGTCTGTAATTTCCCCTAAATTACTACCGCCTGGCAGTGTATCAACTTTGCTGCCTCGGCCTTCTGCTGTTTGTGGGAAAAAATAATCTTCGTTAGTGCTTAATGGATTATATGTGGCATCCATCATGTTCTGACCGCCACCTGTTTGTGTAGGTATACGGCGTTGATGCACTTCGTTTTTAACTCGTTCAACAAAGGCCATGGCCATGTGACTGGGCATGTTACCTACGTCAATGTAAAAAATCCTACGTTCTGGTGCTCTTTGTACGCGATAGATAATGATAGCATCTTCCAGTAATTCTTTTTGTTTGAATACTTTGAACACATTTTCTAACACGCTGTTACCAAAAGGCCAGCTGAAATCCAGCCCTTCTGTCAGTGTTAAATGTACTATGTGTTCAGAATTTACTGCTGCTTCGTTTTGAGCATGACTGAATCTTGACCCGCCACCAATTGGATTTTTTGGTTGAATATATGCACCACTGCCGCCGCCTACTTGTGGATGATTAACATTAACGTCACTGGTATTGATGGTTGTAGCTGTTAAATTTTCAAAATTTGGAGCAATATCTTTGAGAATATACTGTTCAGGCTTTTTACCTTCTGCTTCGTTTACAATGACTTTGACAACTTTGCTGACTTCTACCCAAAATAGTTTAAATGTTTCTGGATCACGAATAAACACTTGATCACCATACTTGATAGTATTTCGAAACATTTTAAATATTCTTTTGTTAAGCTCATTTAAGCTAACCCATTGTGTTAACTGCTCACGAATAATCTTAACTTCGTTGTCTGTGGGCTGCTCTTTCCAATAAAATTTAAAAGCTGTGCCGTTTTCTTCATTGCTTTGAGTACTAAATTCAGCCAAAATGTCCAGTGCGGCATTGACTTCACTGTCCATATCCATTTGTTCGTACTGGTTATAACGTTCAATTCTATTGGGATGACCTATATAAACTTCAGGCAAGTTGCTTTGATAATTTCTATAGGTCATATTTTGAGCCTGAGAGCCATTAATAGGACTTACTGCTCCAGCTACATTTGCTACCCTAAAATACTTTTTCCAAGACATTAAAACTTTTCTCCAGTCAGATATTTACCTAAAAATTAAGCCAATGCATTGAATATGCTTCTATTAGAATCTATCATTTCACTCATTTTGTCATTTAATGTTGACATTAATCCATTCTGATCAGTTAGTGCTGCTACTACTTGTTCGTTGTTATTATTTGCAGTAACCAATGATGCAATTTGTGTTTGTAATCTGGTAATGTCGGCTGCTAAATTACGAGATTCAGCTGATGATTCTTGATTTGCTTTTTGTGATTTACTGTCAGCCAATAGTTCCATAAGTAGTACTTGATCAGCAATTTCTGAGGGAGTACTGGGTGTGATAGGAGAAGCTTGTGCAAAAGTTGGTCCTGGCAATGACGCTCCCGGGGGCAATTCAGTAGCTCCTCCTTCTGGAACTCTTGCAGGTGCAGGAGGCTCGTTTTTCTTCAATGGTATTCCCATTCCTTTAAAGATCTGATCCACAATATCCCCAACAGCTTTGTTAAACTCTTTTCCCGTTGGTATATCTTTAAGTCTATTTACTAACTGGTTAATACTATCTTGTGCTCTTACCATGGACAATGTAGCTTGATTTAACAATTCCATAGTACTTCCAAGTTTTTGCATATTTCCTAACACCGATGCATCAATTTCTTGCTGAACTTGGCTACGTCTCCTCTCTGCATCCACGAATGCTTTACTAGCAGAATCAGTTAACACTCCTCGTAGATCTGTGCCTTCAGCTATCATTCTTTCTATAGTAGTCGGTAAATTTTCAAAAAAGTTCATATTACTGATCAATGAAGCACCCATTTTTGTTTGAGATTGAACAAAGTTATTCATTAACGAAGGCGGCAATTCTGCTAAATCTTCAATGCCTTCAGCAAATCCTCGATAAGCACCTGCATTTGCTTTTATGAATCCTGCGTATGTTCGTCGGAATTCATCTTTTCCTAAATTTATATTTTCAGCAAACATTTGCATGGTCTGGGCAACTTCTTGGTTACCAGCAGCAAATGATATCATTGCAGGATCTGTTACTTTTCCTTGTGTTCTGATATATTCTTTTAAGTATTGAGCAGCTTCATCACCAAATTTAGTTTGAGCAATTCCGAATGCTTCACTGACATTTGCTTGAGCTGTAGTGCTCATTCTGCTAACTTTTAATTGATAAGCTAAATCTCTTCTTCGTTCTTCCTCTGCTTTTTTAAGCGCATCTGCACTTTGTCCAGTTAGTGCTGTTAGTTCTTTTTGTCTGATCAGATATTCTTTGATAGCAGCACTTTGTCTATTAGAATCAGCTCGACCTTCTTCCCCACGCATCTGGTCAACACGCCCCAACTGTGCCTGTAATGCTAGAAAGTCAGCTACTCCTGCACTTATATTTTCGACGTTTCCATATAGAGCAACTAAAGCATCACTGGATTCATATAGTCCTGCTGCATAATTTGCAACTTCGAAACCTGCATCTCTTACACTTTTGCCAAGCTTGGTTAAATTTTCCACATTTGTTGTTATAATCCTACCAAATTCAAGTAAAGGAATTTGTAATTTTTTTGCATCAGCACCCATTGTTCCTATGCTGCCACCAAAAGTTGCTCCAACTTTAGATAATGCAAGAAATTGGTCAGAAACTTTTTGAGCACTGTTAATTTGAAATTTAATAACGTCAGACAAAACTTCAAATGTGTTTGCTACTCCTTGCGCGGCAGCTTCACTGGCTTTACCAAAGCTAAATCCTGCAATAGATACTCCACTTAATGCTGTGCCAGCTGCGGTAACAGTTTTAGTAAAAGTACCGGTAATGAAATCTAGTGTAGGAATAACACTGGCAAAAGCTTTGTCTGCACCGTATACGCTGGATGTTAAAGTTGTTAACCCCCCTGCAAAACTAGTGCCTATACTTAAAAAATTTCTAAAAGAAGAAGCAGTGGATTGAGCACTGCTTTGCATTTGCTGCAAAGATTGTGCAGTCAATGTTGCTGCATTGGTTTGATTGTTACTGGCCGATGCAGTTTTACTCAATGCAGAGATTAACTGCTGCATTGCACCCGAAGTGGCGTTGGCGGTTAAACCAAGTTTTTCCAGCAGTTGTTGTGTTCTTTCATCCATAATCTATTTTTTTGTAAATTTACCAAGATAAGTATTAATATATTTATTGGAATAAAATATGGTTAATATTGCTAATCCTTTGGCTAAACATTTTAGACAGCCTCAATTATATCTTAAATTGCCCAGCATGGGACGATGGTATCCACCTGGCAGTTTAGATCTACCGGTTACTGGAGAATTACCAGTTTATCCGATGACTGCCAAAGACGAACTAATCTTAAAAACTCCCGATGCACTGTTAAATGGACAAAGTACTGTGGAAGTTATACAAAGTTGTGTACCTGCCATCAAAGACGCATGGAAAATGCCTGCCATTGATTTAGATGCAGTGTTGATAGCTATACGTCATGCAACATATGGCCCGGGCATGGAGTTCGTCAGTGTTTGTCCCCATTGTCAAAGAAAAAATGAAAATACTGCGGATCTTGGCGCATTATCGTCACAGATAACTTGTCCCGATTTTGATTCCACTATAAAAGTAGAAGGACTCGAAATTTATATTAGGCCACAGACTTACCAACAATTTAACAAAGCCAGTTTAGAAAACTACGAACATCAACGGTTATTAGCTGTAGCAGGTGACGATTCACTGAGCGACGAAGAAAAATTATCAAAATTCAATGTGGTTTTCCAAAGATTATTATCTCTTACTGTAGAACAAATCAGTAAGAGTGTAGCTGGGATTAAAACAGAAGAAGGCGTTCTAGTAGAAGATCCGGAACAAATTCATGAATTCTTTCAAAATTGCAACAAAACAGTGTGGGACTCAGTTAAAACAAAACTAGAAAGCTTTGGAGAACAGAGTCCACTTAAAAAAATTCCCATAACTTGCGAACACGAAGACTGCAACAAACCCTATGAAACCCCATTAGTTTTTGAGCAAGCAAGTTTTTTCGTATAAGGCTTTTGAGTTTAGACAATGAATCAATTGTTGAAATGATCAAAGACTTCGACAAAGATTCAAAAGCCCTTAAGAAGAATATATTAAAAATTTGTTGGCATATGAGGGGTGGAATAACTTATAGTGAAGCCTTGGAAATAAGTTTCCAAGAAAGAGAAATCATTAATGGTATTATTGAAGACAACCTTAATACCACAAAGGAAACAGGATTACCATTCTTTTAAGATGTGCTACGCACATCTATCACTTTCGCTGTCGCTCAGTGATATATTTTAATTAAAGAGCGTAGCGATATAAGTTTCATCCAGATTAATCAGTCACACTTTGCCCGCACAGGGCAAAAATGATAATGCTTCATCCGAGTAGCACAGTCATTAGCGTTAAAGCGATTACAGAGGCGGTTGTCCGGTACCTCGAGCTCAGTTCTTATCACAACGGCAAGTTTATATCTATACGCTAACATACATATAAACCTTGTAGCATCACTGCTACGTCTTTTTAGCCTGTTAATCCTTTTCAAACAACCAAATTGCGGCATTGGCAATCTTCATCCTGTCGGGTAGTGGTTGAGTGCTCACTAGCACGGTGAGTCTTCCGTCCCTGCGATCCGAGATCCAGGTCTAGGGCACATGATATTGACCTGTGCGAGTCTTAAATGCTTAATTTATTTTTTATATGGGAGCCATGGATACGACAATTGATTATGCCGTTGTAATATTCGTCTGATTCTAATACACGCCTGGTAAATTGTTCTCTTGCTTCAATATAACTACAAATTGCTTTGGAATTACAATAGTAAAGTATTTCTCTGGTAAAATTGTCTGAGCCTAATGTTTGTACATCTGTTTGTAACTCAGGACTTGAGCCATAATAATCTCTCCAGTCTGAATCGACTTTTGAGCGAATTTTCTTTTTCTTTTTGGTGCCGTTTTTTAATTTTACTGTTCTTTGAGTAGTTTTACTGAATTTTGCCAGTTTTTTGCCAATGTATTTTTTGTTTGATATTTTGTTTGTGATTAGATATACAAATCCTATGCAATCCTCGGGCAATTCCTCAACTGGGGTGTCTTGAAAAAACCAAGTCATGTTAGATTTGTTGTGCCATGTGTACTATAATTTATCTAGTTTACCATGATGTTGCATATTCCTGGTTTACCATGTTTTTCTTGCATTTTGTCTGACATTCTTGCCACTTAAACGATTGGAATTCATTGATCCAGAAAGGGTCTGCCAATGCCTGTTCTATTGTTATATTGTTTAAATTAAATTTTGATCCGAGATCTTGCCATTCTTGATTGTGAGAATATCTATTCGCAACCCAGCAGCACGGAAATAATCTACCCTGTGCATCTATGTACAAGCCTTTGTTGCCAATTTCACATAACGGTACGATTGTATCTTTTAATTTTGTGTGTTCATAGAGTTTGATATTAATTGGGTGAACAGGTGTTTGCCTAATAGTAAAATCAGTTATTTGGCGTTCAAATCTATGTGAGCTACTAATATATTTTTTACTGGGTTGAAGAGGATCATTCTCTCCATAGTTTGGATAGATCGCACCAAATTTTGTACTCAGTGTAATTTGAAATCGATCCACGCCAATCTGGTCGGCATAGTCTTTCATTGATTCTAAATGATCTTCGTTAAATCGAAACGCAATTGCGGCCCATACAATCTGACAAGGACTGTGCGCCCGCAATGTTTTTATACCTTGTATTATACTATCATAGTCGCTGTTTATCCTATACAAATTATTACTGATATTGTCGAATCCATCGACACTAAAATGTACACTATCTTTAGCAGTCAAGGTACTACCCAGACTGGTCCACCAGTCTTCTTTTTTATAGCTGCCGTTGGTAACAATAACAATCTCTATATCTTTGACTGATTTCAGATATTTGATCACAGGTATTAGATCATGTGCGTATATAGGATCGCCGTCGTCGCCGCAGAATGTTATTTTTTCCACATTAGAAAGAATGAACTCAGGGGTAAAATTTCTTTTGAAAAACTCTAAATCTAACTCAGTGTTTATTAAAGTATCAGGAACTTCTTGTCGTGCGCACCGAGGACAGCGTAAAGTGCATTTACTGCTAATTTCAATGTGCCAGTGCCATGTTGCTAACATTATTATACTACTTCAACATCTGTATTATAATTTGTAAAGCCGTTTTCTTTGACCACAGTAAGAATGTTGTTTACACGACCGGCAAGTTCGTCTTTGTGTGACACTAGCCACACAGATTTGCTGCTTTCTCGACTCATTTTCTTTAAAATCGCTAAACTGTTTTCGACTCCACTAGCATCCATGCCGCTGTCTACTAGCTCATCGATAAACAATAAGTTAATAGGCTGATATAGACTTTCCCATACGTCTCGGAAACTCCAGCTCAGTGATAAAATAAGTCTGTTACGTTCACCCCGCGACAAGTTGTCAAAGTCCAACTCTCTGCCCAGCTCTTCAATACTAATACTTAAGTCGTTATTGAACTTGACAGTGTGAGGTAGTCCAATTTTATCTAAATAAAATCCCAATCTTGCATTTAAGTAACTTAGATTCTGATCTATGATCTTTTTACGAATAAAACTATCTTTATTGGTTAATAACTTAAGTAAAAAATCCTGGTGATCTTTAATTCTCACCAACGAATTCATAAAATCATAATTTATTTCTTCAACAGCCGTTTCCTTCATATCATTAATTTGATCTGTGTACGGGTCTTGTTCTAACTGCTTAGAATTTAATTGCGTAAGAACAGATGCCATGCTGCTACGATGTTCGAAAGCATCGCTTTCATCTTTGTAAAATGTCACTGGTTTTTGTCCCAGATCACCTAGTAGTCCAAGAGCTTCTTGATTTTCTAGCAATTGTGTATTAGTAGACAATGCTTGTAACGCAGTTTCTTGCAGTGTTTTTTGTTTTTCTTCCAAAACAATTACTTGTTTGTCATCATGAAATGATTGACCACAGCTATGACAAGTGTGATTTTTTAAAGCTACAATTTCTTTTTTAAGCTTTTCTATTTCCTTGGTTTCCCTGGTTTCGTCTTGTTCGCAGCGTTTAACCAGTGTTGTAAGATCGGCTATTTGTTTACTTTTTGTATTATATTCGGCTAGCTTTTTATGAGCATCTAGCTCGGACTCTATGTCTAATTCTGCGAGTTGATCATATGCTGCTTGCAATGATGCAATGTCATCTTTGTGCTTATTAGTCCACAATGTTTGTCGACGAATCAGCGCATCAATCTGATCTTGAATTCGTTTGTTTGCATCACCAACAGCTTTAATTCGAAATTCTTCCTGTTGAATTGCTTCTTTAGTGGATTTGTTTTGCTCTTTAAGTGCTTCGGCTTTTTCTGACAGCACAGTGATGCCCAGCAATTGTTCAATGATAGTTCGTTGATCGTTGGCTTTTAAACTTAAAAATGGTTCTGTATATGTATTTAGAGCAACAATGTGCTTAAACATGTCGTGGCTCATGTTTAACAGTCGTTCGATTTCTAATTGTGTTTCTCGACTGTCGCCCTGACTGTTATCGTCTTTGGTTTCTAGTTCTTCGTCGTCCACGTAGAACTTTAATACATTTGGCTTACGTCCCCGCTCAATTCTATAGCGGCGACCTTCGGATTCGAAATCGATGGTAACTAACATGTGTTTGCTGTTAGTTTTATTAATCAAATTGTCTTTTTTAATATTAGTTAACGCTTGACCAAATAGACTGTAGCTCAATGCGTTAATGATAGTGGTTTTACCAGTGCCATTTCGAGCACCGCTGTCATCACCGCCTAGGTCTAAGTTTTCGCCTAACACAAGAGTTAAATCGTTGCGATCAAAATCAATACCTTGGGTGGCATTGCCCACGCTCATGAAGTTTTTAACGGATAAGGATTTTATTTTAAACATTAATGTGAAATATTATGTAAGTCGAGCATTGAAAATATTTGATCAGTCGAAGAAAACCAATCTCGGTAATCCCATGCTGGAATTTCGAAGTTATACAAAATTTGTATATAGTAATTGATGGTTGCTTGACTGAACAAATCATCGGAAATATCAGTTAGATCGATGCATTGATTATTTTGAATAGCTGATAAAATTTCTCGACATCGTAGATACCAATCGATATGAATTGAATTATTTTTATAAAATTTATCATATAATTCGTGAAAATTACTTAATTTGACAATATTAGATAATGAATTATATAAAGTCTCGTAGCTAAGGTATGCATTTACATCAACAGTTAACGGAGAACTAGAAAGATTCCACATCTGTCTAAATTCATGATCTCGGAGAAATAGAAAATATTTTTCTCTTTTTTCCCACGGCTCGGCCGATATCCATTTATCCTTATCGGGGTTAATGAAATCGTCAATTTTAGTTTCTTCTAATAGAACTTCGCTCATACATCTGGTGTAGAAAGATTTAGCACTGAACGGCCAGCTATAATCAGTATAACATATTTTTATACAGTTTGCATTCGGAAAGAATTGTTTAAAAGTATCCGAGTCATCAGCAATACCAGAATCGATAATTACAGTTGTGTAGTTTCCGTTTTTAGTCAATGCGATATAATCGTCGGTTAATGCTGTTGCAGCATACTCTTTATATCGATCCACATCGTAATATTTTTGAATTTGCGAAGAAATAAAATGACTACTGCCGCTATTCATTTTATTTTTAAATTTTAATTCGACCTTTTGTTTAGTAAAATTTTCGCCGTAAGTAGACAATATTAGATGAGTAAAATGCCCAAAACTTCCCGAAGGATATTGGATAGTGTATAATTTGTCAAAGTTCATAAATTTCTATAAATGTCCAGCAATATCTTATTGTCATAATGCTCACTGGCAATAGCAGTAAGTTGATTGGTAACAATTTGATCTACACTTTCGAAATTAACATTGCCCTGTATTGCAAATTCATTTAAGTCTGCATTTTTTTGTGGGATTAATGTAATTTCTCGCAGTTTATGAGACTCCATAAAAGTTTCTTTGATAAAGGTTGCTTCTTCGTAGCTAATATCGATGTCAATATTAACACGAACATGCATACCTTGTCCTAACACCGAGTCTGCGTTATTTAAAATAGCACCTAATCCTAGCACACGATATCTAGGCTGATTGGGCCATGCATGATATTCGGGTTCTTTCCCCCATTCTAAAATAGTTAGTCCACGATCGTCATCGCCAGCATCGGCATAGTTGTGAGGGAAACAATTTCCGATATATGTAATATTTTGACGTTGCTGTCTTTTATGAAAGTGCCCAGTGAATACTTGATCAAAATTTCCAAAATGTTCATTTTTAATTTCGCCGTGATCGGGCATCTGCACCATGGCGTTCATATAGAAGTGGGGCAGTTCGAAGTGTCCAAACATGTATTTTCCCGTAAGTCGGGCAATTCGTTTGTGGTCGTCTCCGACAAGCCAAGGAGCAATAACCACATTGCCGCTAGTAAACCAATCGTTAACAATTTGAACGTTCGGGAGGTGACGAGCCCATTCAACCGATTGAATATCACGTTTATCCCGATAATACAAATCATGATTACCAGGAATAAAATAAACACGTTCAAAATTATCATTTAAATGTTCCAATGCTCTAAGGCTATAATTAAGCGTGACAATATTAAGACTGGCTCGATTATTGTGCCAGTCTCCGAGAAACATAGCGGTTTCACAACCTTCTTCTCGTGCTTTAGCGGTAGCCCACTTGATAAAGTTCAAACAGTCCTCGTTGTGCAATTGACTATTTGACTTTAGACCAAAGTGGATGTCGGTGAATACTGCGGCTTTCTTAAATAGGTTACTCATGGATATAGTTTACACTATTGTAGAGGGCATGTCTATAGCAAATGCTCCTTCTGGAATTCTTTGTATAGATCTTCAAAGTATGGTTTGTGGACCTTGCGCCATTCTGCAACAACGCCATGAAGTTGATCAGTATTAATAACAGTTAATCCCAACTCTGTGGCTATCTTATAAAACGTTTCAAACGGATCCAAGATAAAGTCTTCGATGGATGCATTCACAACATTGGGCAAATGTAACGGAGTAAATTTGCCTTCGCCTTTGTAATTTGGCGGCACGTATATATTAGCCTGTATGCCTTTTGTTTTAGCAGTAACTAGAGCAAACACAATAGGATACATGCGTGGCTCAAAGCACATCCTTACAATTTTTGCATTTGGAAAAACCTCACGTAAGCGAGAGTAATCGTTATCGTACCATTTGTTGTCTACCAGTACCAAAATTGTTTTACCCTCTGTGGCTACGTCTGAGTCTATGTACGGATGGTATTTTGAGGGATTGTGAGAATACGTTACAGTATATTTTTTAGTACCGTGACTGTTCCCGGTGCCGCTAAACGCAAATGAGCTATTATTGGGTTTAACTGTTTGATCCGTAAATTCAGTTAATAGATGATATACAAAATTCCCAAAACCCCCCGGGGGGTAGGTTATGAGAATTATATCAGAACTAGTTGGATCAAATTTAATCCTAGTCGTTACCATCTACGCCGCCCCCTGCACCGCCCCACGACCCACCCTGGCCTTGGCGAGTGTAGCTTGGATTAAGATTGTTCATTTCTAAAATGTCGTCACGTAAGTTTTGATTGCGTTTTTCGATGTTCAGCACTCGAGTGAAGCTATTAGTGATAGCAGCAGTATAATAAGCAAAAGGATTCTGCGATTTCGATTCGTCGAATTGCAATCCAATTTGACTGAGTTGTAATAAGGCTTGACTACGCATTTCGTCGTTATAAGTGTACCCTCTCCAATTACTTCTGGTTGCATAACGTTCACACAGTTTCATAAACATATGAGCTAGTTTATTAGTCATTGCACCATGTTCTCTATTAAAAGATCCAGTGTCTAATCCGCCCGACCAATGACTTTTGCCTACCAGAATAGGGTTGCCTTCTTCGTCTACTTTATAATGAAAGAAAGGCGGAAAATTGACTTTAACGTATTTGTTATGTTTGGGATCATCTTCGTCATACTCGGTATGAGCAGTTTCATCTTCGTCTTCAAACAGTTCTTTGGCCGCGTCTTTGGCTTTTTTAGTCTTGACATCGTCTAATGGTATATGCTCCCATGTCATAATTCGAAAGACTACATCAGTCTGTGGAATTTTAGTGTATTTGATTTCAAATTGGTCAGCTTTTTGCTTTTCCCCAGTGGCCGCTACGGCAGCTTCATGCGCTAATTTGCTTAATCTTTCTGCCCTTAATTTGCGAGCATCTAGTATATTTTTTTTATTAATTTTTTTAACATCTGGCAGAATCATGTCATAGTCTGCAACTTCTGGGTCACTGAATGTGCAATACGAATTCTTGCTTTTGTGTATCTCTTTAAGAATATCTTTATTGTTTAAGTAATTTGATTTCATTTTATCCTTTAAATCTGCGGTTGGTACATACTAACATATTATAAGTTGTGATGTCAATGCCAATAATAAGCTACTATTTTTGGTTCGATAAATATCTAAAACGGGTATCAAATGTCATATAATACTTCTACTTTTGCAGGGGATAGTTCTGCCCAAAGCGCATTTTTCAGCCCAGCCTCCGTAACGGGTTCTACAGGCTCGGCGTCTTCAAGCGGATCGAGGCTAGCAAATTCTGGACTTGCCCCAGGTGCTAATGGTTTACTGACAGATATAGCCGGCAGTGTATTTAATGTTAATTTTAATGGTACAGATGGATCAACAATTGACCCTCAATATGATTGGCGAGTGCGAATTAGTATGGCAAGGCCAACTGCTGACTTATTTTATAATAGAATAGATAATAGTATTCTTGGACCATTGCGAGAAACCAGTGGAGTTATATTTCCGTATACGCCGTCTATTACTATAACGCATAATGCAAAATATGGTTCTACTCCATTAACTCACAGTAATTATTCTAGTTATTTCTACGAAGGCAGTGAAGTTTCTTCCATTAATATAAATGGAGAATTTACAGTTCAAAATATTAAAGAAGGTCAGTATTTGATGGCAGTAATACAATTTTTTAGAACTGTGACAAAAATGTTTTTTGGAGCAGATCAAAATGCAGGCAGCCCTCCTCCACTGGTATTCTTAGATGGGTTTGGAGCAGCATATCTTCCCCATGTTCCCTGCGTTGTAACATCATTCAGTCATACTATGCCAGGAGAAGTTGATTATGTATCTATACCAGTGGGTGCCTCATTGAGTAGTGCAGGATTGCAATTGCCAACAAATGTCAACTTTGGTGGCCCAGTCCGACTGCCAACAAGCAGCACAGTGAACATTACCTTACAACCTTTATACAGCAGACAAAATATTGCTAGAAACTTTACACTAGACAGATTCTCGCGAGGTGCGCTGATACAGAATGGCAATTCACCTATCGGAGGTTTCCTATAATGGCCGAAATTCAATATGCTCAAAATAGTTTATATTCTAAAACACCTTTTTATGGAGACTTTTTAGATCTTGCCAATTTTCCAGTAATACCTAAGAATCCTGATGATGTACTTTTTGCTATAAACAAAACTTATCAATATAGACCTGATTTATTGGCATACGATTTGTACGAAGATACTGGTCTCTGGTGGGTGTTTGCACTGCGTAATCCTAACACTATTAAAGATCCTATTTTTGATATGAAAATAGGCAATAGAATTTTTTTGCCTAAGAAAGCTGCAATAACTGGAGCCATCGGATAATAAGATGAGTAATCCCTTAGAGTCAAATACTATCAACGCATCAGCTGTTGCTATTTCGTTAGCTGAGAGACAAAATATTGCCACTCCTGCGATAGATCTAATTCCAGCTGTGGGTGATGAGGCAATAGATGCAGCTAATGAAGCTGAGTTGGCACAAATACGTGACGCAGAAGGTCGTGCAATATTTGACACCACTGCTTTTATAGGCTCTAATGCCAGACAAGGTGTAGTTGATAACCCATTGTTAGAATATGATTCTTACACTTATTGTCTAAGCCTGCATTTAATGGGAATACAAAACTATAATAATTTGATCAGCAGAGATAGTTCATTACAAAAAAAGTATGTACCGCAAAATGTTTTAATCAGTAGTGCAGGAAGATACGGGGAAACTTTCAGACGAGACCCTGCATTTGAAGAAGATTTTTATTTCGAAAACTTAAAAGTAAAAACCATAGTTAATACTACTTCCAGAAATAGAAACAGTAACTTAATTGAATGTAGTTTTACAATTATCGAGCCATTGGGGTTTACACTAATTAATAGAATGTTAGAGGCTGCTAGTAGGGTTAATCCCGGGACAGGTAGTTACATCCATATGCCTTACATGTTACAAATTGATTTTTTTGGCAGTGTCGACGGGGGCTCGCCCGGGCCACTCAAAGAACATTCAAAATTTATTCCTATTAGAATAACTAATATCAAGTCTAGATTAACATCAAAAGGCACAGAATATCAAATTGATGCAGTGCCATTTAATCATCAGGCATTTAATCAAATAAATGTAAGCTTACCTGTTAGCACAACAGTTACAGCCACTACAGTCAGTCAAATATTTGGTGGTCCGGCTGAAGTATCAGCTGAAGACGGTAAATTTTATGTAAATCTATTTCGAAGATCTGATATCGAAAGACAAATTACAAACCTTAATGAAGAATCTAGACAATTTGCAGCGTCTGGCGATCCAATTGATGCCAGCATTGCGGCTGACACCCGGGCCCGAATAAGCGATTTGACCAGTCAATTAAACAATGAATATTCAAGTTTTGGAATAACTGGATTCTGCGCCGCTATCAATAGTTATTTTAGTTCATTAAAAGTACAAAAACAAATATCTATAGTCAACACTGTTAGGGTTGTGTTTGATGAAAAAATAGGCAACCGTAAATTATATACAGGTCCTGTTAATGCAGCTGGAGCTCCAGCCAGCGGAACGTCGACTGCCGCACAAAGATCACAAATTCAAGCAGCATCAGGAGCTGCTAAAGGCGGGCTTCGATTCGACGGAGCAACCGTAAATATTCCTGCGGGCACCACTATTGACAGAATGATCGATTGGGCAGTTAGAAACAGTGAATATATCAGCGATCAATTGAAAGATCCATCAATAACAAAACAACAACGGGAAAGTATTCAGTCAGGCGGAAACCCTAATACCATCACGTGGCTAAAATGGTTTAGAATCATTCCTAGTATCCTTATTAGAGATTATGATCCAACACAAAACAGATATAGCATGGACATTATATTTTATGTAAAGCCATATAACTTATCTGCTAAACATCCATTTTATCCCAAAGGCCGTGTGCCTGGATTTGTAAAAAAATATGATTATATTTTTACGGGAAAAAATAAAGACGTACTCGATTTACAAATAGATTTTAACACTTTATATCTAGTAGAGATGACCACAAATCGTACAAAAAGTACACAATCGCAAACAGGAACTCCTATTAGACCCGATGCTAATGCTTACCCTAATCCCAACACTGAAGAAAGACCACAAGAGAATGTTGCGCCAATTTCTATAGGACTAGTCAGTGACAATGTCGCAACGACTATGAGAGCTGGTGGACTGCCACAGGCATCTGCAGACGCAGGAGATCTACAGAGATCTTTGATGCTAGGGGCCAAAGGTGACATGATAACATTAAATTTAAAAATTGTAGGGGATCCGCAATTTATTAAACAAGATGATTTATTCATGGGACAAGGATTGGATACTCCATCAGGTCAATTTTTAAATAACAGTTCAGGCAGTAGTTTATACATGGACGGCGGAGAGCTATATGTATTTGTAAATTTTCAAAGATATAGATACAGCGAATTTAGCGGGGTTTATAAAATAATTACCGTTGACAATTCTTTTTCTAATGGAAAATTTGAACAATCATTGACGTTGGCAAAACTATTATATGATCAAGAAGGAAAGCCAGTGGTACCTTCTTCCGTTACACAAAGAACAGAAACTGCATTGTCAAATGCGTTAACTCCAACAGTGAATACAGCAATCAGATTTGCAGGTCCAAGAACTAATATTTCTTCTTTGCTTCCAGCTACTAATTCTTCAGCAGCGGTAAATCTTGCAGTACAAGGCGCCGCGGCACTAGCAAATGGACAAGGTGGAAGTTTCCTTCAAGCTATTGGGGCGCAGGTAGCAGGATCTTTAATTAATAACGTTGTTGGCCGAGGTGTAAATATTGCAGTAGATAAAATAACAACTGGAATTACTGATATATTTAAAAGTCAAGGTGCATTGGGAGTAGACTACAATACTAGTTTTGATTCCATTGGAGATTTTAAATACGCGGGAGCACTGGACTATGCGTCTGGTTTCGACTCAATTGGCAATTTTGATTTGGATGTTGGAGTGACGGATATTGATGTAACCGAAGCATTTGCAAGTTTGAGCGATTTAGAATTCGGCGACTTTACTAATTTCATTTAAATTATGTCATACAATCAACCATATTTGGGTACAAAACACCCCACGTTCATCGACACTACAAAAATGGATATTCCGCAACCCAGCGGAATATATATTGGAAAAGTAAAAGCCATTGACACTAATACTAGGTCAGGAAGACTGCAAGTCTTTATACCACAGTTCGGCGGCGCAAATCCTGATCTTCCGTCATCGTGGAAACTAGTATCATATGCCAGCCCTTTTATGGGCAGCACGTCTAGTAGATTAGGGGAATACACACAACCTAAGGCAAATCAAAATAAGTTTTCAGATTCGACTCAGAGTTATGGATTTTATATGAGCCCGCCGGATATCGGCACGGAAGTCTTGTGTTGTTTTGTTCCAGGAAGCCAAGAGGGGTATTGGTTTGCGTGCGTAAATTCTTCGATTACAAGAAATATGACTCCAGCAATTGGGTCGGTGGAACTTAGTTATATTTCACCAGAAAGTATTTCTGAATCAGGAGTAGGGCCTTACTTGTTGCCAGGAAAGTTTTATCCTGTGGCAGAAACAGTGGAAAGCGCAGATGTATACGGTAAAGCCGGTTTTCTTCCTAATCTAAAAAAACCACTGCACATTCCACAAACAATCAGATTAATTGTGCAAGGATTAGACAGCGACAATGTTCGGGGAGCCATTAGTAGTAGCAGTCAAAGAGACCCAGTCAGTTCAGTATTCGGATTCAGTACACCAGGCCGCCCATTTGGTAGTCAAGATCCTGCTACAGATCCTAATATCGCACAAAAATTAGTGTCAGGAGAATTTAATCCTGCGACGTATGTTGTTACAACAAGAGTGGGCGGCCATAGTTTTGTCATGGATGACGGCGATTTATTCGGTAAAGATAATTTAGTCAGACTAAAAACAGCCATGGGTCATCAAATAATGTTAAATGACACAGAAGGCTTTATATATGTTGCAAATTCCAACGGCACTGCATGGATAGAACTTACTAAAGAAGGCGACATTCTAGTATATGGTGCAAAAGATTTTGCATTGCGAACTCAGGGCAATATTATGATGCACAGTGATAACAATATTAGCTTCTTTGCAGGTCGTAATATTAACATGCAAGCAGTGGGCAGTGTTAAAATGGCAGGACAATTAGTTCAAGCCAGTGCAGAAACTGCATTAAATTTGTACGGTAAACAAGCACAGTTAAGAAGCGGATCGGGGCTGTCTTTGGTTGCTCAACAATCTATGGGTATACGAGCAGGTGGCTCTATTGCAGTCAACGGTGCTGCTATAGCATTAAATGGCGGTGGTGGTGGCGGAGCAGAAATAAATCCTCCTAGTAGAATTAATTTATATCAATTGCCTGACGCTAAAGTTGTTAGTCCAGGTATTTGGTTCGCCCAACAAAATTCTTTAATTTCTACAAATTATAAAGTACCGACTCACGAACCATATATCAGAGGTGACGCAACAGCAATTTTTCAAAATCAAGCACAAACAGTGTCTACTTTACCAAAAGATGTATTGGGAGATCCTATAAATCCTCCTGCTGATATCACAGTTGTGGGTCCTGCTCAAGCAGATAGAGAAAACTTAACAGGAGCAGCTTCGGCTGGAATTTTTATTGCTCAGCCCGAACCCATTGATAGCATGGGAAATTTGGATAAGAATCAAGTCAGGGCTCTTATGGCACAGATCGGGTACAGTGAAAGTGAAGGGTCATACCAAACACAAAATGCAAATGGATATCAAGGCAAGTATCTGTTGGGATCAAAAGATTTACAAGATTTGGGTTATGTTAAAGCTGGGACTCCGCAGACCGCAGAAGCATTAAGTAATCCTAATAATTGGACTGGAAAAGATGGTATATCGAGTTCAGACGCATTCAGAGAAAATGGAACCATTCAAGAAAAAGCAATGTATAACTATACCAAAAATAATTATGCAAGATTACAAAAAAATGGTATTATTACAGCAGATAGTTCAGCAGAAGATATTGCAGGAATAGTTAGTGCTGCACATTTAGTCGGACCAGAAGCTGCAACTAATTGGTACAAAACAGGTCAGTCTACCACTGATGCCAATGGCACTTCTGCTACAACCTTTTATAATCGCGGAAAGTATAGTCAAACACAGGTTCCTATTATAAAAGCTAGTGTTGAAAGCTCTAATATAACTAGTATAGGGTAAATATAGCTATGGCACTATATAACGGATTCAGCACATTAGAAAGTAACAAAAGATTTCGACTAACCGATTTTGAATTAGTAAAACGAGATCTACAAAATCATTTTAACATTCGCAAAGGCGAAAAGTTAATGAATCCCGAGTTCGGCACTATCATATGGGATATGATATTCGAACCGTTGAACGAAGAAAGCAAAACTACAATAATACAGGACATAAAACGTATTGTTGCAAACGATCCGAGGATTGCAGCCCAGAATGTAATTGTAACTCAGTATGAGAGAGGATTACAAATAGAATTAGATCTGATTTATATCCAAACAAATCAGACTGCTAAATTGGCTGTGCAATTTGATCAGCAAATGATTCAGAATAATTCAATGCTTTAAAATACCATATTTTGTTCTCAATAAATACATAAAACGAGGACAGGCATGGCACTTACAACTAGACAAAGTAGTCTTTTAGTCAATCAAGACTGGACTATTCTTTACGAAACTTTCAGAAACGCAGATTTTCAAAGTTATGATTTTCAAACTTTGCGTAAAACAATGCTGGATTATCTACGCATATACTATCCAGAAAATTTTAACGATTTTATCGAATCCAGCGAATATGTTGCATTAATTGACCTTATTGCATTTTTAGGACAGAGTCTTGCATTTCGTACAGATTTAAACGCTCGTGAAAATTTTATTGATACAGCAGAACGTAGAGACAGTGTTTTAAAACTAGCTAAACTAATTAGCTATGTGCCTAAACGTAATCAAACGGCCAATGGTTTTATAAAATTCGACAGTGTACAAACCACTGAAAGATTACAAGACAGCAACGGGATTGATCTTACTAATCTTATTGTAAACTGGAACGACAACGGAAATGTTAATTGGTATGAACAGTTTATCACAATAATTAATGCAGCTTTACCGACCAATCAGCAAGTAGGTAAACCTGCCAACAGTAATACTATTGCTGGGGTATTAAATGCAGAATATAATATAAATTTGCCCTCGGGCACACTGCCAGTTTTTGGATACAACACGCAAATTGAAAATGCTTCCTTAAATTTTGAAGTTGTCAGCGGCACCAGTGTAGATGAAAGTTATATATATGAAGCAGCACCTGCACCAGGCAGACCTCTTAATGTAATTTATAAAAATGACAATTTAGGCAATGCTAGCAATAATACAGGATTTTTCTTTTATTTTAAACAAGGAAATTTACAAACGCAGACTTTTAGATTTCCTGAAAGTTTACCTAATAATTTAGCTAGTATTAACTTTGATAATATTAATAATTCGGATGTTTGGCTATATGAAATTGGTAGCTTGGGCAACGTCGGACAATTGTGGAATCAAATTCCCAGTGTTAACGGGGTTAACATTATCTATAACAATAATGCAGCACAAAAAAGCTATCAGGTTAATACAAGAGCAGGAGATCAAATTGATCTAGTATTCGGTGACGGCACTTTTTCTGCCATCCCTGTGGGAAGTTTTGTGACATATTTTAGAACTAGCACTGGACTAAGTTATAAGATTACCCCAGACGAAATGACTAACATTCGTTTAACTATACCATATGTCAGTCGTGCTGGTAGATTAGAAACATTGACAATTGTGGCTAGTTTAAAATACACAGTTGCTAATGCTGTCCCCAGGGAAAGTATCACTGAAATTAAAACTAAAGCACCGCAACTGTATTATACACAAAATCGTATGATTACCGGAGAAGATTATAATACTTTTCCTTATGCAAACTATAGTACAATCAGTAAAGTCAAATCAGTTAATAGAACTAGTAGCGGAATTAGTAGATATTTGGATATATTCGACACCAGCGGTAGATATAGCAGTACCAATATTTTTTCAGAAGATGGAATTCTTTATAAAGAAGATGCTGATTCTAGTTTTAGTTTCACTTTCAGTACAACTGCAGATATTAATAGAATCATTGAAAATCAAATCCTGCCAGACATACGTAGTAAAACCTTGCAACATTTTTATTATGAATATTTTAACAGATTTTCGCTGACCAGTTTGTATTGGAATCGAAGTACTGCAGGGTCTGGCAGTAGCACTGGTTATTTTCTAGATTTTCCGATTTCTGGAAATAAAGTTGCTATAGGATCAGGGGTTGTGGGTAATAATAGATATTTAACAGAAGGTTGTATTATAGTATTCAGTCCGGGTGCTGGTAATTATTTTAATTCTGGTAATGAAATAGTGCCTTTGCCCGCTAATGGACAAGTGCCACAAAACGGACAACCTTTACTATATGTTTCTATTACTAGCTTAATAGGCAATGGCAATCAGGGTAATTTAAGCAACGGAGAAGGCCCTGTTAAGTTAAGTTTAAATTTACCGTCGAACGCCCAAGCTATCACCGTGATACCTACATTTAGTAATACGTTTACAACAGAATTTATATCTAAGCTGATAGGATTAATCAGTAACTACAGTGAATTTGGAATTCGCTATGATCAAAATACTCAAACTTGGCAAACTGTTAGTGCCCAAGATTTAAATCTGACAGATCCCTTTAGTCAAATTTATCAAGGTTCTACCAGCGGCCAGAATTTAGATGCAAGCTGGCTATTAAGCTTTACTGTTTCGAATTCTATTTACACTGTGCAAATTAGAGGATTAAGTTATATTTTTGAAAGCATACAAGAAACAAAATTCTATTTTGACAATAAAGTAAAGATTTTTGATCCTATAACTGGCTTTACAGTCAATGATAGCGTAAATGTTCTAAAAGTTAACGGAGATCCAGATACAGGACAGCCGTTAACCGAAAACGTTTTATGGTACATATACGATCAAATTGCAGAATCTGATGGTTATGTAAACGCTAGCAAAGTATTAGTTACATATAGCGATATTAATAACGACGGTGTGCCTGACGATCCAGACATTTTTAACACCATAGTACAACCTGATGTGAATAATGATCCCCCTACTAAGTTTGTTTTCTTTAAAAAAACTTACGGATATAATAGTTTTGTAACATTTACTCCCATTCTTTCATCGTCTGTGGTAATAGTTGGAAATCAATTTGATATTATTCCAAATATTAATAACTATACCGAAGGGCAAATTTTTTATGCATATGAAGAAGAAATTTTTTATGTTTTAACTATCAATCTTAATGCACGATCATTAACTGAAAGCAACGACTATATTGCAAGAGTTGGCCGCTTGCCTTTATATTTTCAATATAAACACAATGCTCCAGGAAGTAGAAGAATAGATCCAAGTCCAAGTAATCTAATAGATATGTATGTATTAACCAAAGAATATGAAACAGAATACAGATCATGGATATTAGATACTACCGGAAAAGTTCAAGAACCTGAAAAAGAAACAGGAGAAAGTCTGAAACTAGCATTTGGGAATCTAGAAAATTATAAATCAGTCAGTGACGCTATCATTTATAATGCCGCAGTTTTTAAGCCGTTATTTGGCAGCAAAGCCAGACCCGAGCTTCAAGCTACATTCAAGATTATTAAAAATTCGAATATTAATTTATCTGACAGCGAAATTCGAAGTCAAGTTCTTGCATATATTAATGCATTTTTTGCTGTAGGAAATTGGGATTTTGGTGAAACATTTTATTTCACTGAACTATCGACGTTTATTCAGCAAGGTCTGGCTCCTAATATTAGCAGCATTATTATTGTACCTAATAGCACTAGTCAAACGTATGGATCATTGCAGCAGATTAACAGTGAACCTAATGAAATTTTAATAAGTTGTGCAACAGTAGAAAATATTGAAATTATCAGCGCCATTACCGCAGCACAATTAAACATACAAAATTTAACGGTAAATACTATAATTAATTAATAGATTAGAAGATGCCAATTACTAAAACAATAAATTTTCTTCCAGCAGTATTCCAGTCTGACTCTAATAAACGATTTCTAAACGCTACATTGGATCAGCTAATGACAGAGCCAAATTTGGTTCCTATTAATGGTTATGTTGGAAGAAAATTTGCGCCAGGATTCAGTGGAATTAATACCTATATTAAAGAGTCTGATGCACTTCGTGCAGATTACCAATTAGAGCCTAGTATAGTTGTAAAAAATAAAGCAACTGGAGAAGTGGATTTTCATACTACATATCCTGAAGTTTTACAAAAGATAGATTTTTATGGCGGCAACATCAGCAATCAAGACAATCTATGGGAAAGCGATTTTTATAGTTATAATCCAAGAATTAATGCTGATGCATTTATTAATTTTAGTCAATACTATTGGCTACCCAACGGCCCAGAATCAGTTAATGTATTTGCAGGTGAAGCAGACTTAACACGCACATTTAATGTATATGCTGAAAACGGTCTTCAAGTTTATAATATAAGCGGGTACAATACTGCATCAAATCCTGACATTGTATTAGCACGCGGCGGAAACTATACATTCAATGTTAATCAGCCTGGTAAACCTTTCTGGATTCAAACAAATCCTGGCTTAAGCGGACTTAGCCCGCAAACTAACCTAAGTTCTAGACAAGTACTGGGCGTTGAAAATAATGGAACAGATGTGGGCACTGTGACATTTTTTGTTCCACCTCCAATAGCCCAAGATTTCTTTATCACTATGCCAATAGTGCAAACAGTTGATTTAGTAAGCACAATAAGTTACGCTAATTTGCAAGGTAAATTGTTGTCAGATATTAAAAACAATTACAAAGGTATTGATGGCCAAGTAGCAAATTTAAATGGAAAGTACATAATTTTTCCAAATTATAATGTAGATCCTGATTGGACTTCTAATTCTGTTACAGTGCCTGAAAATGAAAGATACGGAATTTGGACAATTGTTTTGACTCCAGTCGGCGCAGATTATATCATTAATTTAGTTTACTATTTGCCAATACCCACTAATAACAAAGTTTTGATACTGTCAGGTATTAGTTACGGTAACACCGAATGGTATACAAATTCTGAGGATAATCTAGAACAGATACCTGTAATCACTGCACCACTAAACACACTATATTATCAAGATGGGTCAGATGCAAATCAAGTTGGTATTATTCGAATAGTAGATCCGACCAGTAATGTTATCAATGTTGATGAAGAAATAATCGGTAAAACAAATTATGTTAGTCCCAACGGTGTTGTTTTTACTAACGGATTAAAAATTAATTTTGACACCAGCGTTATACCTGCATCTTATCAAAATAAAGAATATTATATTGATGGGGTAGGAACTAGAATACGATTAATTCCAGTGTCAGATTTAGTAATTAATCAAGCACAGGCAAAATCAGATTATAATCCAAACAATAATTTTGTGCTGTATGCAACAGCTAATCTTAATTTAGCACAAGATCAACTTACTATAACTACCACAGATTTTCCTGATGGTGTAAATGTAAAAATTGGAGTTTTTCCTAATACTATTAATACAAATTATATCGTCGCTCAAGATCTTAAATTAAAATATCCTTATAGACCTGGATTAAACGATCCGGGAGAACATGATAATTTAACATATTCTGCAGATGTAATTGGTATAACTTTGCCGGGAATTCTTATTAACGGTGTAAGCAATGGAGCTTCGGTTCCTGGGCTAGATGGTAGCAAGTGGAATTACGACACTACACAAGTATTAATCAACGGCCAAGATAGTTACGGCGGGTATCCATTAGAAAACGGTCGTTATGTTTATACAAATTCTAAATTTATTACAGCAAACGCATGGGGAAATGTATCAGGATTTACTAATGGATATTTAGATCCTGCAACAAATCATAGTAAACTTATAGGATTTGCAGCAGACGGATATCCTATTTACGGACCGTTTGGGTATTCAAATCCGTTAAATTCAAGTAGTTCTATTATTCGTATGATAAGTTCATACGAATCATCTAACGATGGACTGTTTAGACCGGTAGCACAAACTGTTACCGTTACTGCTGATGTTGTTAATAGCAATTTAATTACTGTGTCTAGTACCAATGGATTAAATCCTGGTATGAGAATAACGGTTAATTCTGCCGGGTTAGAATCTGGCAGTGTGTGGATAATTAATAACGGATTAAAAACAGCAGTAGGACTGCCACCATTTTTAGGTACTGCAAGTCAGATACAACTTAGTAGCAGTGTTACACTATCAGCTGGGGTAACTATTACATTCGAATTTCTGGCAGGAGCATTTATCGAAGACTACTCTTATGTACAAGACAGCGGTACGCTAGATCAATACAATGGACGTTTTTGTGTAACACCAGAATTTCCCAATGGCACATATGCATATTTTACAACACAAGCCAGTGATGGAACTCCGATTTATCCTTACATAATCGGAAGAGCGTATTACGGAAGTACAAATATAGACACTAATACTAGTTTGTCTGATCCTGATTACATTATTATTAGCAGAGCCAGTAGAGACCTTAATCCATGGACTCGAAGAAATCGTTGGTTTCATAAAGATATAATTGAATTAACCAGTTTATATAACAATACTCCGCAAGTTTTCGACTCAAATCAACGAGCAAAACGCCCTATTATAGAATTTGATGCAGACTTGCAATTAATTAATTTTGGAAAAACAGCCAAGTCACCTGTTGATATATTTGACACAGTATACACAAATGCATTTTTGTCAGTTGAAGGTAAAACTTCTATTTTCGTTGACGGTATCAGTTTGGTTCAAGGAATGCGTGTAATTTTTTCTGCTGACAACGATGCTGGAGTTAGAGATAAAATCTGGCAAGTAACATTTGAAAATGTGTCGGGAGATCCGTTGGCCAATGAAGTAATACATTTAATACCTGTTGACGACATATCAGATTTTAATACTGTTAGTGTTTTTAATGGAGTGGTTAACAACGGTAAAAGTTTTTACTTTTTGGATAAAATTTGGATCGAAGGACAAAGTAAGACTGGTATAAATCAGCCTCCCTTATTTGATGTTTTCGACAATGAAGGCGTTAGTTTTTCTGATAGTGTAAAATATCCAGTAATCAATTCTGCTACACAATTTAATGGTACTAAAATTTTTAGCTATAAGACAGGCACTGGAACAGCTGATCCTATCTTAGGTTTTCCTTTAAGTTATAAAAATTTTAATAATATAGGTGATATACAGTTTGACAATAATTTTGATGTTGAATCATTTAGTTATGGTATAGACAAAGTTGTTTATACTAAAAAAATAGATTCAGGATTACTATATAAAAATAATACAGATGGTAGTATTACAAAACTTAATGTATGGACCAATGTTAATACTACTACCAGGCAAATGCAAGATATACCGTTTACCTATGATGGGGTAGACAATTCATTCAAAATTGATATTATTCCAGAAGTAGCAACAGTTAAACCTAATATATTAATATACGTTAATTTTAAAGAAATATCAATCAATGATTATTTTGCGTATAATGTGCCAGACGGAATTTTAATTGTAATAAAGAAAGCTAAATTACAAATCAATGACAGAGTAGATATTCTTGTTTATAGTAAAAATATCAGCAGTCTTGGATTTTATCAGATCCCTGATAATTTAAATTTAAATGCACAAAATAGAATTTTAGGGACTCCAACGTTAGGAGAATTACGAAATCATATAGGTTCATTGAGTAAAAATAGTTTATATTTTATTGGAAATTATCCAGGAGTAAGCAATCTAAGAGATTTATATATCGAAAATCAGTCTGGTACTATGTTACAGCAGAGCGCACCTGTTAGCTTTGCTTCTATGTTCTTGAGCGACGAAAAATATAATTTTGCATCTGGATTAATTAATGCTCAGCAAGAATATATAAG